TTTGAGGCAGAAAAGTTACAGCTTACTACTGACTTACAGGCTCATGTACGTAAGGTCATGGGCGATACACCTATTAATCTAAATAGTCCAGAGCAATTGTCGTGGGTTATTTATGGTCGCAAGGTTCTTGATAAAAGTGATTGGGCATCTATGATTGATCCATACATGGAGCATGATGCGTTTAGACAGATGGTAGCTACACGCACACAAAGATTGTACAGGACTAATGCAGTACAGTGTTCCACGTGTAACGGTAGTGGCTACATACGTAAGACTAAAAAGAATGGCGATCCATTTGCAAAGCCTAGCAAGTGTCCTACTTGTGATACTGCTGGTTTCCTATTTAATCCTACTGATGTACAAGCTGGGTTTAAGTTCAAGCCACCGACAGCTAAGTGGGCTAGTGCTAATGGCTTTACTACAAGCAAGGGCAACCTTGAGTTGCTTGAGGCTGGTGCTAAGTCTAAAGGCATGGATGATGCAGCAGACTTCTTGTCAAAGGTAAGAAGGTTGTCAGCTATTGATACATACCTGTCATCATTTGTTGATGGCATCAAGACGCACACTAAAGAAGATGGTAAGCTACATGTTAGTTTACTACAGCATCGTACAGCTACAGGTCGACTTTCAGGTGCTAATCCTAATATGCAGAACATGCCACGTGGCGGCACGTTCCCTGTAAAGAAAGTATTTGTGTCACGATTTGATGGTGGTAAGATACTTGAAGCTGACTTTGCTCAGTTGGAGTTTCGTGCTGCCGCTTTCTTATCACAAGATGGAGTTGCAATTGAAGAAGTTTCTACTGGATTTGATGTACACGCATACACCGCTAAAGTTATTAGTGAAGCTGGTCAGCCTACGAATAGACAGGATGCAAAGGCACACACATTTGCGCCCCTTTACGGGGCAACAGGATACGGACGAAGCAAAGCCGAAGCAGCCTACTACGAACACTTCACAGCCAAATACAAAGGAGTTGCCGCTTGGCACTCCCGACTGGCTAAAGAAGCTGTGAACACACAAAAGATAACCACGCCTAGCGGTAGAGAGTTTGCGTTCCCTGACGTGGTACGTAAGTCTACAGGGCGTGTCTCTCACTTTACACAGATAAAGAATTATCCTGTGCAATCATTCGCTACTGCAGACATTGTACCTATTGCATTGCTGCACATTGATGAGTTGCTAAAGGGTATGCAATCGTGTATAGTAAATACAGTGCATGACAGTATTGTTATTGACATACATCCTGACGAAGAAGCGCAGGTTATCAAAGTCATAGACAGTACTAATGCTGCACTACCTGAACTCATCACTACTAGGTGGGGGATGGACTTCAATGTGCCACTATTATTAGAGGCAAAGATAGGTCCGAATTGGCTTGACACCAAGGACGTAACCTGATATAACTATGCATTCCACAACTGAAAAGGAGTTAAACATATGACTGAACTTACAACTATTGATACTAATAACTATGCTGAGATGGCTAAAGCTATGGGCATGGCAAACGAAGCCCCTGCACAAAAGAAGCAGGGTATGTTCCTAGCTAGGCTACGCCTTAACCACTCACCTATATTGGGTGCAGAATCTATCTTGGTTAAAGCTGGTACATATAAGCTAGAGATACCAGATGGTCCCACTTACTATGCTGAATCCGCAATCATGCGTCCATTCATGCAACGCTTTATGTATAAGAAGTTTGTAATGGGTACACCGGGTGTGCCTAACCGTTATGTTAAGACTGTGATGGCTGACACGCTGAACATGGACTTGAAAGATAACGATGGTGGTTTTAACTGTGGCAAACCTGCTGGCTGGATTGAAGACTACAACTCGCTGCCTGATGCGACTAAGGAATTAATCAGGTCAATCAAGCGAGTACGTGTAGTGCTTGGCACTGTCGAGTTGATTAACGCTAAAGATGTCAACGGTAATCCTGTTGACGTAGAGACTACCCCATTCATTTGGGAAGTAGAGAACCGTGATGCATTCAAGACTATCGGCGGTATCTTTACTAAGCTGGCTAAGATGAAGCGTCTACCAGTGCAGCATAGCGTTACCTTGAATAGTGAAGAGCGTAAGCTGCCTAACGGTAATAGCTTCTATCTACCACTAGCATCTATGGATGTTACCAGTACTGTTGAGTTATCGCAAGATGACCAAGATAAGTTTGGTGACTTCATGGGTTGGGTTCAGAACTACAACGAGTACATCATCAATGCTTACTCAGAGAAAGCTACGAGCAAGCATGATGAGGATTTGGATGACCTATCTCTTGACGATATTGTAGATATTGAAGAAGAGGTAGCGTAATGAACCATCCTGCTGAACTGGCGTTACATCAGTACATGGATAGTGCTGTCAAAGGTGACAGTAAAATGTCTGAGGATACTATAAAACAAGTAGCCACAGATATATCCGATGCACTGAAGCGTCAGTTTGGTGGGGAAACTAAGCGAGGTGACTTCAGGTTACGTATGTCTAATGTTGGCAGACCTTCCTGCCAGCTATGGTATGAGAAGAATAAACCTGAAGCTGCTTTGCCCTTCCCTACCACATTCATAATGAACATGATGCTTGGAGACATCGTTGAAGCTGTCTTCAAGGGATTGCTAAAGGAAGCAGGAGTGCAATATGAAGATAGTGAAACCGTTCATCTGGACGTTGGTGACGATAGCATTCGCGGCTCATATGATATTGTCATTAACGATGCTGTCGATGATATTAAATCAGCTTCCGACTGGTCATACAGAAACAAATTTGAATCCTACGATACCCTTGCCAGTGGTGATGGGTTCGGATACGTAAGCCAATTAGCTGGCTATGCAAAGGCATCAGGCAAGAAAGTCGGTGGCTGGTGGGTAGTCAACAAAGCTAATGGTGCTTTCAAGTATGTACCAGCAACAGGACTTGACCTTGATGCAGAGGTTAAGAAGATTAAGAATACCGTAGCAACAGTAAAGGAGAACAAGTTTGAAAAGTGTTTTCAACCAGTACCAGAGAAGTTTAGAGGCAAGGAGACAGGTAATAAAGTACTTAATGATGGGTGTAGGTTTTGCAGCTATCGTTTTGATTGTTGGCCTACTCTAAGGGAACTACCTGCTGTTAAATCACAGGCAAAGAACCCACCTATAATCTCTTATATAGGAGAGGTACGTGCGGCATAACGCTAGACGTAACGCACTGAAGTATGGGTATCGTAGTGGGTTAGAGCATACCGTTTCAATCTATCTTAAAGAACGTAACTATAAGTTTATGTATGAAGAGATAAAGATTGAGTGGGAAGACCTAGCCTACCGTACCTACACACCAGACTTTGTGCTGGACAACGGTATAATGATTGAGACAAAGGGGTTATTCACTACAGCAGATAGACGTAAGCACTTGGCTGTTAAAAAGCAGCACCCTAAACTAGATATACGCTTTGTCTTCACTAACAGTAGGACTAAGCTGCGTAAAGGTGCCAAGTCTACCTATGGTGAATGGTGTATTAAACATGGGTTCCGATACTATGACCGGATTATACCAGAGGATTGGTTAAAGGAGAGGGGCAAGAATAAACATAAGAGTTTTATTAAGTATAGAGGAACTAAGGTAAAAAGGAGATAGACACATGGATATAGAACGTATTAAGAAAGAGATGCAGGATGAAGACTTTGTAATACGCATCAGACCATTTGCGGATGATGATGGTAAATGGACTGGTGAAATTGACGTATCTATTATAGCTTTTCCTGATAACCCAATGGATGATGACGACTACGGACAGGTGATGCACTTCGCTAAGATGATGTGTGCTACTGTACCTATCATGGAAGAATCAAAAGAAATACGTGACATTGCACATGATTATGTGATGGAAGTTATTGACAATGAGATGGATATTAGTGTAGAACTAGAGGAAGAAGCAGGTGTAGAGAAAACCTATGATGGTAACATAGTACATCTAAACTTTAACAGTAAGACAAGGGGTTCAGCATGAGACATGATACATACATGAAGAAGATGGCAGAAGCAGAGCAAATAGCTAAAGAAGCATATGGTAATGTGGACATGGTTAATAATCCACCACATTATAATCAAACAGGTATTGAGTGCATCCATGCTATCTCTGCTGCCACTGACAAGGGGTTTAAATATTACTTACAGGGTAACATACTCAAATACCTTTGGCGTTTTGATTATAAAGACAAGCCCCTAGAGGATTTGCAGAAAGCCAAGTGGTACTTGGACAAGTTGATTGAAGAGGTTATGGCAGATGGCAAGAGTTAAAATGTTCATTACCATAGATGTCGATGAAGAAGAATATCCTATACCTGCTGATGGGCAGGTAGGTGAGGAGATAGAAGATGGCATACGTGAATACTTTTATGATGTAGACGGTGCTGACATAAGAACAATTAGAACCATTATGGAGTAATGAAATGATAAGCAACCAATTACCAACAGACTACCAAAACTTTATTGCTCTTTCCCGATATGCACGATGGAAAGAAGATGAGCAAAGAAGGGAGACATGGAGTGAAACTGTCGCTAGATACTTTGATTATATGGCTAGGCATTTACGTGATAGTCACAACTATAAGCTATCTGATTCACTGAGAGGTGAGTTAGAAGAGGCTGTACTCAACCAGAGTGTCATGCCTAGCATGAGAGCATTGATGACAAGTGGCCCCGCACTTGATCGCT